CGGGACGGTGGGGGGGGATGCTCCACCACCCGGATATTGGATGCCGCCAGCTACTGCGTCGGCGATGTTTGATCCTGCTACTCCAGCCATGATGCTTCTCCTTTACGCTTGGGCGGTTTCTTGCCCTTTGATTTGCACGGCATGATGTTCTCCTAAGAACAGGGGGCCGAAGCCCCCGTGTTTTACTCGACCATGACGCCCTGGAATTGCAGGCCAGAGGCGGTCAGGTTGCCAGCCCACGCCAGAATCTGAACTTCCGCATCCTGGTTGACCGAGTAACGCTTGCCGGGCGACAGCGGAACCATGTTGCGGGCGCTGTGGGGGCGGTACTTCAGGTACTTGGGGTTGAGGAAGTAGGCCGTCTTGGAGGTGTTGAAGCCGCCGATGCCGCCGTCCAACACCACGTCAGCGTCCATGAACTTCACCGACACGAAGCCCAGATTTGCATCCTGGCTGGACGAGAAACGCTGGATGGCTTGCAGGCTCGCCATGTACATGCCCCAATAGGCGTTGTCCACGATGATCAGCTTCGGACGGTCATTACCGCGAACGCACTTGGCCCAAAGGGTGTTGAAGTACTGCTGGATGTTGGCTGCGGTCGTTGCCGCGCCGCCGTCCGTGGTCGCGTCGAAGGTCTGATTCTTCCAGAACGCGCCGATTGGCGCATTACGGTCGATGCCGCCAACTACGTTGGTCGGAGTCGGGGAAACCTGAGCCGCGAGTCCGGTGATTTCCTTGCCGGCGTAGCCGGTGCCGTCGCTGTACAGGCCAGCGCTGATCATGTTGGCCATGGTGGACTCGGCAACGGAGATGCGCCCTTCCAGCAGGTCGATGATCTGCTCCTTGCCGGCGTTCTGCAGTTGCTCCAGGCCGGAAATGGTGACGGGCACTGCGCACTGCTTGATCTGGTACTCGGCAGAACTGATCACGTCGGATGCGGCGACCGGCAGAGTTTCGTAGCCGGAATACCAGGAAGCGTTGGCGTTCTCAGCGAACGACAGTTCTTCCATAATGGTGTTGCCGCCAGAGAAACGCTTAATGTTGCCGGCTTTTTCCAAGTAGGCCAGGAGGGCATTGTTTTTGGTCACGTTGTCAGCGATTACGCCGGTACGCGACTGAATGGTGGTTGCGACGATGTCGCTGATCGATGAGGGGAACGGCATGATGAATCTCCTAAGTAATGAATGAAAGACGGTTCCCTTAACTTCCAGTGGGCGCTTGGCTCTGGATGCCTGCGGGAGCAGGCTTGCATTTACTAGGAATGACCTTTTAGGTTTCCCGTACGGGGCGCGATGTCCCCGAAAACTCTATGATACCACGGCGCGGGGGGCGTGTCAAGTACCCCCCAATGCCGCATTATCCGCCGAACGCTTTTTCTAATGTTGCGCGAAGGTTGGCTGGGTTCCCCTGATTTGTCACGGCTGCCGGTGCGCCAGAAACACTGAGCGAAGCGTTAATCGCTTGCTGTGTTTTTTGACTGTTCGGCGCAGGCCGCGCATATCCGCGATACCCTGTTACTCGGTTGTAGGCATCAGCAAGAGAAATAGCTTCCCCTCTTGAAGCGTTCAGCTCGATTAAATCGGCCATTTCCTCGCGAACTTCTTCGAAATATGGGTATTCTGGGTTATTCTCCATCGAGTGAATGGTTTCAATGACTGCCTGCCTGTTGTGTTCTGTTTCCTGTTGGTAGCGCTGGAGCAGAGGGGCGGTGCGCTGGTCGACTAACTGTTGGATGCGTTGTTCCATTTCCATGTCTCGGGGCGGAGCAGAACCAACTAAAGCAGCGTCAAGAGCCCTGAAATCAATGTTATACGCTTTAATCAAGTCGGCCATCTTCTGTGCTGCGCTCACTCCGCCTTGAGCCAATACCCGATCTGTGTCCATAAACTGGCGGAAAGCGGTGGCTGCAGGAACGTTCCACTCACGTAAACGAGGCTCAAATTGCTGTACTACCTGCGACACTTGCTCGTAATTCTGGCGAATCTGGGCAGTCTCGTTCAGGGTTCGATCGATTTGTTTTTCGCGGCGGACAACTTCGCGGCGGGCTTTTTCGGGGAGGGCGTCCCAGACTTGCTTCGCGTCGCCTTTCCAGCTTGCTGGGGGCTTTGCATAAGGGCTTGTCGCTGCCGCGTTTTGTTCCACGCCTGCCTTCTCAGTTCCAGGCTCTCCGGCGTCAGCAGTTCCAGTATCTCCAGCACTGTCGGGAGTTTCGGGACGTTCTTCCAATGCACCCGTTTCATTCTGTTCATCCGCTCCATGCTCTACCTCGCCCTCAGAGTCTGTTGCAACTGTTTCCTCGATAGGTTCAGCCGCGCTGACCTGCTCCTTTTCGATGGTTGATTCGATTACTGCCCGAAGTGCCTTTGCCATTTCAATTCTCCTTATCGCTTGTAAAGTTGACGCGCAATGATCTCGCGACGCGCCTCGCGATGTTCCCGACTGTTGAGGTCAACGGTCGGTCTGTTAGGAAGTCCCTTTAATTCTTCCGTTGGGACAACGTCGTGCCGTTTGCAGTGCTCACGAATGCCTCGCCGACCGCTAACGATGGAACCGTCAATAGGAGAGCGAAACTCAGGAGCATCGCCAAGAACAGCAGGACCGTCAGCCATTCGAGTAGCTGATTGAACCAGTGGCTCTGCCAAATGCTTTTCAACAGCCTTGCCGTCGCGGATAACATAAACACTCCTAGTCATTTTCAGTCTCCCCGGGGTTTTCCGGCTCCATTGCCTCGGCCTTTTCTTCGGCCGCTTCTATTTGAATGTCTTGCTTTTTCTGTTCGAACATTAGTTTCATCATGTTCATCTGGCGTTCAAACATCAAAGTCATCTGATTCATGCGCTCGGTAATCGCCATTTCCTGGCGTTGAGCGTCTAGCTTCATCTGCATGGACTGTTGCTCCATAGCCTGCTTCTGCTGCGCGGCCTGAGCATCCATCGCAGCCTTCTGCTGTTCCTGCTGGAACCGCTGTTGCTCCATGGCCTGTTCCTGCTGCATTTTCTGCTGCTCGGGGTCTGGCTTTGGAGTTGCTACCGCTTTTGCCATTTTCTCGATGGTTGAATCTATTACCCCTTCAAGCTCGTTTGCCCCTTTCATGCCGGCCACGGAATATTTAAGCATTTCAACCAAAAGCGGAGCAGATGCGGGCTCGGCTTTGATCATGGTGGCGGACGATTGTAAGTAGGTAGCGATTGAAGTGACAAACTCGCTACGCTCTTGCTTTTCCTGCGCATAATCGGCCATCTTCATCGAGTCAGCATCAACAGTAACGCGCCAGGAAAACTCCGTGTCGTCCTTAATAAGCTTGATGGCATCGATAATCAACTGTGGATTTATTTTCGCGTCTGGGATGCGCTCAGCATTCGACAGCTTGATGATTTGCTTGGGGTCGAAATGGCGGGCCAACAGTTGTGCTTTGATGCGGAACAAAGATGATGCGAAATTTACCACACTGTCCTGTAATTCCTGTATGCGGATGGAAGCGAATTGTGCTTTGATTTGTTGAGCCCCAAGCGTTTCGCTAGCCTTCGTGCTACCACGAGCAATGTCGCTTATGCCGGTGAGTTCGTAAATCTGCTGTTTGATATCATCGCGGGCCTGACGCAGACGCTCCAAGGCAGCAATGACCTGCTCTAGTGGAAGCCAGTCGATTTGGCCTTTGATGCCGCCCTTCTCGGCGAACATCGCCCAGTTATCCACAGGAATCAGCGTGTTATCCACGCCTTCAATCATCATGCGCTGGACGCCCTCGCTGGCGCGGTCATATACGCCAACCACCTTGCAGGCTTCGACTAACAGGGAGATACGGTTATTGACCTGATCCATCTCCCGGTACTGATCCTGGATCATGTAATAGTCAGGAACAGGGATACTGCTAGAGGTAGTCGTAAGCGCGAACATTGGACGAGGCGACGGTTCGAACGATTCAATGCCTAGTGGGTCATCGCGGCTGTCCAACAGCGTCGGCCAAGATTTCGACAGCCAAATTACCTGCTTGGTCTGCCGATCCCAGATTTCATAAACGATCGCTTTGCTCAGAATGTCGTTCTGGGGCTGGTTCTGGTCGGTTGCCTGTGTCTTGGGAGTGTAATCCAGTGGAATTTGGTTTCCAATTTCCTCGCCAAACCGCTTCACGAGGCTGTCGCGGTCCATGTAGACCTTCCGACCTGTCCAACGACGCTCAGACCATGTCCGACATGGTGACCAGATGTAGTCTTTCCAGAACACGTGCTCGACGATCAGCTTCTGCTGCACAATCTGGGGAATTGGGTTGCCCTCGGTGTCAACTTCCTCGCTATCCTGAACGTCGGTTTCGATGCGCACCCACGCCTGCCCCATGCCGGGCACCAAACGGTCCTCGATACACTCGCTCATGACCTGCGAGAAAATGCAGTCTGGAACGTCCATGTCCTGGGTAATGGCCCGCTCCATGATCAGGGCGGCAATACGCGCCACATCATCGTTACTGTCCTTGAAGCGGCGTTCTACTCGCACTTTGGGTATTTTCGAGTACAGGGCTGACTTCAGGATGCCGACGTTGGTGCTGAAGATGTTGAACTTCCGCATGGTGTCTTCCAGCGCGGGACGTTCGTCGACGTAGCGGGCAACGATCTTCGTCGCTCGTTCGTGCCAGTTGTCCTGCTCCTTCTCCGCCTTGGTGACTTCGTCCTTCCAGCGGGCGTAGCGGGATTCCGGCGTTGCTTCTGTCTTTTCGATGCTGGTGATAGGCATGTTTCCGTTCTCCCGGGTCAAACTCTATGGTATCACACGGGACGCCCCGTGTCAAGTACCCCTAAAATCTACTTAAAGGTTTTCACACCGGGGAACAGCACGTATGCCGTTTCATCCATGGCCGGAGCACCGCCCCTGCCATACCCGTAAGGAACATCGGGCAACACAGTGTGGTCGTATCCTTTTGATTTAAGTGATTTTATTAACGCATCAACCAAGGCGGGGTCGTGCAAGTTGTCATCAAACACGGCAGCAGGGGTGTAGATGTTGTCGATGCCATGTATTTTCGCAAGCTCGTCGACGACCTGCTGGGGAGCGGCAGAATTGATATCGGCGAACATCTTTGTAAGCCGTTGGTCGCCGCCAAACCGGTCTGCGGCCATTTCCACGTATGTTTCGGCCATCTTTGGGTCGAGGGCAGTGTATAGCTTCCTGTTTATCTGGCTCCCGGGGGTAAACGACCCGCCATGGTATAGCTCCTTGATCGCCTCAGGGATGGGGGCAACACCCTTGGTCATCCCGTTCAGCAACGGATTGGAGCTGTTCGAAATGGTATGTAACTCTTGGCCCCTGATCGGGTATCCCATTTCCAACATATGCGAAACCGGGTCCTTCAGACGTTGCTGGACCGGGTTCATTTTCGACCGGGCCTCGACCAGACGGGACTGGACTTCCCCGGCTAGGTTCATGTATTGTTCCTCGGGGGTCCGTTGGTTCAGCTCGAGCCATTTCATCTGCGCCCGCATGGGGGCCAGCTCGGATT